ATTTAACACCATGGTCTACTAACCCTAATGAATTGGAAAATAATCCTATTACGTTAATAACAACACAACATAATTTTAAACTACCAGGTTCAGATCTATATGTTGAAGATATTAATAAAGACGGATCATCTGTTTATTTAACATCAAACCAATCTATACCTTTAGATACAGGTAATATAGCGTTTAGTAATATTACCAGCCCTATTAACGTTAGAGATTTTACAGATCCCCAAGTTATAATAAATGCGGATAGAACTATTATATCTTCTAAATCAGATGAAGTTTTAATATTAGGTAAAACTGGAATTGAAGCTTATTCACAAGGACCAATTTATTTACAAAGTAATAAAGTTGGTTTAACATTACAGGACAATCAAATATTTTTAGGTCCTAATAATAATGCGCTTACTCCTGAACCTTTAGTGCTAGGATGTAGTTTAAATGTATGGTTATCTGATTTAATATTGACATTAAGTGATTTTTCATCTAACCTAGCCAATACAGTATCACAACCTGAAGGTACTCCTTTGTATACTATTAATGATGCTGTTATTGCACTTCAAGGTAAATTAGAAATATTGGATAAAACATTACTTAACGAAAGTTTACTTTCAAAAACTACTAATACAATATAATGGCTAGTCCTAGTAACCAAGATAGAATAAAAGCAGCTAAAAAAGCACTTGATGAGTCTAAATCACTATATCAAAAGGCTGAGACTCAGTATAGTAAAGCAGAAGCATTATATAATAAAGCTAAAGTGCAAGCTAATGCTATTAAATCTTTATCTCCTACTCTTCCTAATTTAAGCTCACCAGCAGCCATAGCAGCATTAGGAACAGCAGCTATAGCCGCTCTTGCTAATAATGTAACACCAGAACAACGAGCTAAAACGATAAATGATAGAAAAGAAGCTATCAGAAAAATAGAAAGAAAAGCAGAGCAAGAATTAGAAAAAACTAAGAAAGCTGTTGAAGGTGCTAAAAAACAAATTGATAAGATTAAAGAACAGTTAGGAATATTAACTGCAGAACGTCCTCTAAAAGAAAAAAAGGATGTTAATCGAATAAAAGAAAGATTAAAAGTTAAAAAAGATAGTGTAAAAATAAAATTAAACAAAGCTAAAATTAAAAAAGCATTACTACAGATAATAAAATCACAAGGTCCTACTGCTATTATACTTGTTTTTGGTTTTATATTGAGTAATCAAGTTAATAAATTATCTCAAACTGTTTCTAAACTAAATGAATTAGTAGATAAAACTAACAACATTATTAGAAATGCTACTACTAAAGCAGATTTAGAAAAAGCAAAAATAGCAAGAGATGCAGCATTAGTATCTTTAAAATCAGCAGAAGACCAGGTTAATAGGTTTACTAGAACTATCAGATCTATTAGTACTACTTTAACAATATTATCTTTAACAATATCAGTACTAACAGCTATTCCATATACACCGTATCAGATATCACCTATTGGTATTAAAACAACAAGAACGATAGCTAAATACGCTCCTATAGTAATATCTTTAAACATATTATTACAAATTGCGTTAGGTACATTAAGTAGATTTAAATCAACTATTCAATACGAACGTTCAAGATTACTTCCATTAGGTAAAATACTAGATGATCCGAATATTACACCACAAGAAGCAAGAGATTTATTAGAAACTTCTGGTGCTGGGTTAGATGGAGGACTTGGTCCTGTACTTGGAGTTGAATATAATGGATTTACTTTCTCAATATTAGAAGAAGATGATCCTAGATTTATAGTAGCTGGTAATAAACGAAGATATGCTGTTGCTTTAGACCGAAGTGGCTTTATAGCATTACAATCAGAACCGTCATTTACATTAGATCCTGAGGTTCTAATTGACGAATTAAAATTAGAAATTGACAAACGAAGACTTGAAGCTTAATATTTATTGACATGAAAACAAATGAATTAAAAACCCTTATTAAAGAAGCCGTAAGAGAGGTTTTAAAAGAAGAATTAGCAGAATTAGGTAAACAAAAACTTAGTGAATCTGTTTCATATGGTTTACCTTATACACCACCGCCTGCATCTAATACTAATGAAGCATGGCCTACTATGAATTTTAATACTAGTAACACAAATCCTGCTTTACGAAATAGTTTAATGGAAAAAATGGGAATAGCAGACGCTATGAAACCAGAAGTTCCTAAAACATTTGCTGAAAAGCAGCATGTTTACTCTGATTTGTTATCTCAAGTAGCATCAGAAATGAGAAATAATCCTGCTGATTTAAATAATTTTAGAAGTGCACAGTAATGGCTTACGTTAGAAGTACTAGAGTTGACCCAAGAGATTTTCAAGTCAATACCGCTATTGGTGTTGGTTTGCCGTTTAATGCTCCAGGGGTTTTTAATAGTATATATTCTACAAGAGAGCAAATAAAATTTAATGTAGTTAATTTAGTATTAACCTCTAAAGGAGAAAGAATAGAAAATCCAAATTTTGGTACTACTTTAAGAAGTCAACTATTTGGGCAAATGACAGAAGATACTCTAGATAGTGTTAGAACAGATATAATTAATAGTATTGCTATATACATACCAGAAGTAGCAGTTCGAAATATTGAATTACTAATAGAACCTAATGAGTCATCTAATACATTACTTGTAAAAATAACATACGTAATACTAATTTCAGGAGAAACCGATAATATAACAGTTAACTTTGTATAATGACCGAACAAAAAAATATATCTTATTTAAATAAGAATTTCCTTCAATATAAAGCATCTCTTATTGAGTTTGCTAAGAATTATTTTCCTAACACTTATACAGACTTCTCAGAAGCATCTCCAGGTACGATGTTTATTGAAATGTCTTCATATGTTGGAGATGTTTTGTCATTCTATACAGATACTCAAATACAAGAAAACTTTGTATTAACTGCTAGAGAAAAAGAAAATTTATTAAATATGGCGTATTCATTAGGATATCGTCCTAAATCGTCATATGCAGCTGTTACTACAATTGATTTTTATCAAAGAATCCCTATAGTAGCTGGACAGCCTGATTTAAATTATGCTTTAATTATTCCTGAAAATGTATCTTTAAGATCAGTAAGCGCTAATGTTGATTTTTTAACTTTAGATCCTGTTGATTTTTCTAAAACAGGTTCAGTTGAGATAACATTGTATGATGGTAATAATTATTTATTTAAGAAATCAACTAGAGCTATATCAGCAACCGTACAAAGTCAAACATTTACATTTGGAGCACCTATAAAATTTAATTCAATTGAAATAAACGATCCTACCTTCCTTCAAATACTTCAAGCTACAGGAAGTGATGGTAGTCAATGGTATGAAGTACCTTATTTAGCTCAATCTAATATAATTAATAGAACAACAAACACAGGACCATCAGCTAATCAAGTACCTTATCTTTTAAATTATTTAGAAACACCTAATAGATTTGTATCAAGAATTAGAACGGATGATATTATAGAATTACAATTTGGTTCTGGTATGTATGTAAATACAGCAGATAATATTATTATTCCTACTCCTGATAATATTCAATTAGGATTAGTACCATCGGTTAATACTTCTGATTTAGTTAACGATTATAACCAAGCAGCTGTATTTTACACTAAACAGTATGGTACTGTACCTTCAAATATAGCACTGACGGTTCAATACCTTTCAGGTGGTGGGGTTGAAGCTAATGTACCGGCAAATGATATTACTATTATTAATTCAAATGCTGGTATAAACGCTGTTAACCCTATATATAATAACGTGTCTTTAGCGACTTTAATCGCAAATAACCCAATACCTGCTACAGGTGGCCGAAGTGGTGATACTGTAGAAGAAATACGTTTAAACACGCTAAATGCATTCTCAGCACAATTAAGAGCTGTAACGAAAGACGATTATATGAGTCGTGCTTTAAGCATGCCTTCCGACTTTGGTACTATAGCTAAAGTATATGTTGAACAAGCTTCTGTCTTATCTGTTAATTCAGGAAACGATCCATTAATAGACAATAATCCACTTGCACTTTCAATGTATGTGTTAGCATACAATGCTACTAAAAAATTAGAAAATGCTACTTTAAATTTAAAAACGAATTTAAAAGAATATATGGAACCATTTAGAATGGTTACCGATGCTATTACTATTAAAGATGCATTTTATATAAATTTAGGACTAAGCTTTGATATAACTGTTATTCCTGGTTTAAGTAATAATCAAATATTAACAGATTGTATTGCTGCTATTACTAATTACTTTGATACTGATAAGTGGCAAGTAAATCAACCTATAATTTTATCTAATGTTAATTCGATACTATTGCAAAT